GATATGCCTAGTAATCGTGGGTACATTCATATTGTTGCTGTTATGCAAAAATTCTTCGATCAAGCGATTAGTGGAAACTGGTCCTATAACCCAGAAAATTATTCAGATAATGAAGTCCCAACTTCAGTAATGGCAAATGACTTTTTGACTTGTTGGAAATATGGCTGGAAAACAGCATATTATCAAAACACATATGATATTAAGACTGATGAAGTAGTTGAGGAGAAACTAAATCTCCAATCACTTCTTCAAGAACTTTCTGGTGCCGAAGAGGAAGATTGTGAAAGTTGTAAAATTTGACGAAAGTGTAAAAACCTATTATTATAAATAGTAATAGGTTTTAATAATAATCTATGTCTGGTTGCATCTATCTAATAACCAATAAAATCAATAATAAGAGGTATATTGGTAAAACCATAAAATCTTTATTAACAAGATTTTATAATCACTGCTATGCTTCTAAAACAGGTTCAACTACTTATTTTCATAAAGCAATAAGGAAGTATGGTGAAGATAGTTTTATTATTGAGGAATTAGATAGATGTGATACTGATATTCTTGGCGAAAAAGAAATTGAATGGATTTCTAAATTGAAACCAGAATATAATCAAACTCTTGGTGGTGATGGTGGAATTCTTGGATACTCTCATACAGAAGAAACAAAGGAACTTTTATCGTCAAAAAGAAAAGGAAAATTTCTTGGAGAAGAAAATCCATTCTATAATAAAACACATACAGAAGAACAAAAGAAGAACTGGAGTAAAATGAGAAAAGGACAACCATCTCCTTGTGGATTTTCTGGAAAATCGCACAAAGAAGAGAGTAAAAGTAAAACATCTCAAACACTCAAAAATAATCCAAATGTAAAAAGAACTAAAGTATTTCAGTATGATATTGAAGGAAACTTTTTAAGAGAGTTCCAATCTATTAGTGATGCTTCTAAATTTGTAGGAACAACTCCTTCTAATATCAAATATACCTGTGAAGGAAAATTTAAACACTGCAAAGGATACAAGTGGAGTTATGAATGATTTTTATGTTTATTCGTATCTTCGTGAAGATATGAGTCCATATTATATTGGTAAAGGTAAAGGTGGTAGATGCTTTATCAAAGGAAAAAAAGAAAGTGTTAGTCCTCCAAGAGACAAAACAAGGATTAAAATTATTAAAAATAATCTAACAGAACAAGAAGCATTTGAGTTAGAAAAACTTTATATTTTAATGTTTGGTAGAAAAGATTTAGGAGCAGGAATTCTTCGTAATCTTACTGATGGTGGAGATGGTGTGAGTGGATATATTCCAAGTGAAAGTGTTAGGGAAGCAAGAAGAAGACATGGAAAAGTAATTGGAAATCAAAATGCAGAATTGAAAAGGGGAGTTTGCTCTCTCACAAAAGAGCAACGAGTAAAAAATGGAAACAAAGTAAAAGAATTTGGGATTGGAATATTTTCATTGACTGAAGAGCAAAGAAGGGAAAATAGTAAAAAAGCAGGACAAAAAAATAAAGAATTAAAATTGGGAATATGTGGATATGGATTTGAAGAAAGAAGTGTAGCAGGAAAAATAGGTGGTGCTAAAAATAGAGAAAACAAAACTGGAATTTGTGGGTTGTCTTATGAGGAAAGAAGTTTTTGGGGGAAAAAATGTAAAGAAGAAGGTATTGGAATATTCTCTCCAGAATTTTTAGAAATTCGTAGTCAAATCTTAAGTGAAAGAAATTCTGGTGAAGGAAATCCTATGTATGGAAAAAATCATTCACAAGAAACAATTGAAAAAATTAGAAAAAAAGCATTAGAACGAAAAACTAAAAAAATATATAGATTAAAAAATCCAGAAGGAGAAATAATTATTTTTGAAAATTTTAAAGAATTTTGTAAAAATAATAATCTAAATCAAGGGGGAATTGCTAATGTTTTAAATGGAAAATATAAACAACATAAGGGATGGACTTTACCAGAAACAATTTTAGAAAAGAAAATTTATAAAATCAAAAGTCCAAATGGAAAAATTTATACCTTTGAAAGTATAAAAGAATTTTCAAAAGAGCATAATATTAAATGTGGTCTTGATGCAGTTTTACGAGGTGTAAGAAAATCTTGTTGTGGATGGACAAAACCATAAACTTGGGGTATGATAAAAACCAAATATCTTGAAGGGTTAAATAGAATGGGTGAGATTTTTGTAATAGTTAAGTTCAGTAGAGGAGGGGGAGTGTGAATCCTGTGCAGTTTAAAATTTCTTCAACAGAAGAACAAACACAAGTCAAGGGGATGACGGTTTTTAACACTGAACAAGTGAATACGAAAAAACAACCGATGTTCTTTGGAAAACCTCTTGGGATACAACGATATGATTCATACAAATATCCAGTCTTCGATAAACTGACTACACAGCAATTAGGATACTTTTGGAGACCCGAAGAGGTGTCTCTTCAAAAGGATCGTGGTGACTATCAAACTTTACGTCCAGAACAGAAACACATTTACACTTCTAATCTGAAGTATCAGATCATGCTTGATTCTGTTCAGGGTCGTGGACCTGGAATGGCTTTCATTCCATATTGCTCACTGCCTGAGTTGGAAGCGTGTATGGAAGTATGGGGATTTATGGAGATGATCCATAGTCGTTCATACACCTACATTATCAAAAATATCTATTCTGATCCAAGTGAGGTGTTTGATACGATCATTACAGATGAGCGTATCCTGGAACGTGCTAAGAGCGTTACAGAGTCATATGATGACTTTATTCAAGCATCACAGGATTATGGTTCATCCAATGCTTGGATGCACAATCTTGAGAAAGTCACATACGCACAACAAAGTCTCAATGATGTTAAACGAAAATTGTACAGAGCAGTCGCAAACGTTAACATTCTTGAAGGTATTCGCTTCTACGTTAGTTTTGCTTGTAGTTTCGCCTTTGGTGAACTTAAGCTTATGGAAGGATCCGCTAAGATCATCTCTCTTATCGCAAGAGACGAAAATCAACACCTAGCCATTACTCAGAATATTCTGAATAAGTGGAGGGATGGTGACGATCCAGAAATGAAGCAAATTATGAAAGAAGAGGAAGAGTGGACATATAAAATGTTTAATCGTGCTGTAAATGAAGAAAAACGATGGGCAGATTATCTGTTCAAAGATGGCAGCATGATTGGACTTAACGATAAACTTCTTCAACAATACGTTGAGTGGATTGCTAATAGAAGGTTAAAGGCGATAGGATTAAAACCACAATACGATATTTCAGCAAACAACAATCCACTTCCTTGGACTCAGCACTGGATTTCCTCTAAAGGTCTCCAGGTGGCTCCCCAGGAAACCGAAGTAGAAAGTTATGTAGTCGGTGGAATTAAACAAGATGTGAAAAAGGACACATTTAGTGGTTTTAAATTGTAACAATACGATTAAAACTTATAGATAGAGGAGGTAACCCCCTCCTCTTTTTTTATGATTCACATCACAGATATTTTCTCATTAAAAGCAAAAGTAGAAAAACTTAAATTTAAATTGAATGAAGAATTAATATCAAGCCACGAGAAGTGGATTGCTCATAAATATCTGAATCATGTTTTAGATTATATTGATGAGTTGCGATTACGATAATCCGTGGTATTATAATGGTGAACCTTTTGAGTCTAAAGATATTGGAGATTATTTTGGATTTGTTTATCTGATAGAAAATAAACTGAATGGTCGAAAATACATAGGTAGAAAATATCTTTGGCAGTTTAGGACACCAAAAGGTAAGAGTCGTAAAGTTAAAGCAGAATCTGATTGGAAGAAATATTATGGGTCTTGTCCAGAACTTAAAGAAGACGTTATCAAATTTGGCAGAGAAAATTTTAGTCGAATTATCTTATCATTACATAAAACAAAGGGCAAAACAAACTACGAAGAGACACGACAGCTTTTCGTCAATAACGTCCTCACAGAATCCCTTGACAAAGGAGTCCCAGCGTTCTACAATAGCAACATCCTCTCAAGGTACTACCGAAAAGATTATTATGAACGCAACGACTGAAGATATTGTTGCTCATGTGAGAGAGTGGTCTCTCGACCGCGCTGCAGATAAGAGCATTTCAAAAGCAGATGCTCGTGCTATTCTTGCAGAATTCTATGAATGGATTGATCCTGAAGAAGACGAACTTGAAATTGTCTCTTTGGAACCAGAGGATTGACAAATCCTAAATAATCACTTATAATGTTTAAGCAATCCTTAAAAAGATTGCTTTTTTATTATGAGATTTTGAGTGCGATTTAGAGCCCAGGAGATTGCCCCTTGAGAAAGGGGAAGTGCGCTTTTTCTATTGGGATGTAGAGTTCTATCAATTTTAATGCTTTTTAAAACACTTTCAATTATTGCCGTTGCTATTTCGGGATTAGCACCCCTCCAAGCAAAGGCAGCGAGTGGATGTTCCCTCGCTTCACATTATGGAGTTGGTGACGGATATCATGGGCAGACAACTGCAAACGGAGAAAGATACAATGCTTACGGAAAATCAGTCGCACATAAATGGCTTCCATTCGGAACTAGATTGCGAGTTACAAATCAACGAAATGGAAAATCAGTGATTGTGCGTGTAAATGATCGCGGACCTTACGTGGGTGGACGAGATCTTGACTTGTCTTACGGTGCGTTCTCTTCTATTGCTTCACCCAGTCAAGGTGTCGCCAACGTTTGTTACGCAAGAGTTTGAATGACTTAATAAATATTGGGGAGTGCTGCAGAACTCCCCTTTTTTATGTTTAAATTTAATTTTGGAAATAAAAAACCAGATATAAAACAATATGCAATTATAGGAATTGTATTATCATCTATTATTGTAGCACTTTCACAATGCACTGGAATTCATGAAAACAATCTTTGGGATTTATTGGACGAAATTCAAAGAAGATATTTCCCACAAACTATCATTAATGAGTTTATACTTAAAGATTCTGAGAAACTGAATCGTAGAATTCAAAGAGATGTTGATAAAGTAATCAGTGATGTAACACCAGAGTATGATCGGATTATTTCCGATTATGACAGGAAATATAAACCAAGATATGTGGAAGAACAAAATGATGAGACTGTGTGCTATACTGATGAATGTAAAACGTTAGCACCTCCTATGAGAATCTGTGCTCTTTGGGTTGACACCTGCCCTAAGGACTGATATGATAGGTGAGTTGAGGGCTCATAGTTAAATGGATATAACCCGATCCTTCTAAGATTGTGTTCTTGGTTCGATTCCAAGTGAGCCTGTTGCTTCAGTGGTGGAACGGTAGACACAGCGGACTTAGAATCCGCCGCCCTAAAAAGCGTGGAAGTTCAAATCTTCTCTGGAGCACTTGACAATCAAATCTAAATGGTTTATGATTGTCTTATATGCGGAGTTAGTTCAGTGGTAGAACGCTATCCTTCCAAGTTAGATGTCGTCGGTTCGAATCCGATACTCCGCTCTGAACCTTTGGGTTCTTATTCTCTTATAAATATGATTAACATATTAAGTTAATCACTATGAGAGATCAAACAAAACTAAAGAAAAATGTAGGAACTTGGAGAAAAAGAACTAAAGAACTTCTTGTCGAATATAAAGGTGGGAAGTGTGAGTTCTGTGGATACGATAAATGTATTGAAGCACTTGAGTTTCACCATATAGATGAAACAACTAAAGAGTTTGCTATTTCAGGTTCCACAAAATCTTTAGAAAAGCAAAAGAAGGAAGCAGACAAATGTTATATGTTGTGTGCTAATTGTCATAGAGAACTTCACTCTGGGTTCTCTATATACCATAAACCTTCTTCAAGTATTGCCCTATAGCTCAATTGGCAGAGCACGGAGCTGTTAACTCTGGGGTTCTTGGTTCGAGTCCAAGTGGGGCAGTTGGAAGTGATCCTGCGATAACCTCAAGAGCACTCCTTCCAACTAAAACCTAGAATATTTCTAGGTCAGGGGGATGGCCTCCCCTGTTTCGGGAGATTAGCACAGAGGTAGCGCGGATCCCTTACAAGGATTAGGTCACTGGTTCGATCCCAGTATCTCCCACTTGCATAAATATTCCAAAAAGAGTAGAATGGAAAAACTTTATAAGTTAATTTCTGATGCTCAGGCAACACTTTTTATGCTATTCCAAAAAACTTGGGTATATCATTGGAATGTA